AAAGATGAGGATGGGTATTTTTAATGGCGTTGAAAACCAGCAACAAGAATCGAAAGAAGAACGTGAAGTTCAAGAGTGATGAGAGTTCGTATCAAAACCGAATCGGTTAAGTTATAACCGAATTCGGCCTAACATAGCTAACTGTTATGTTAAGTCGCTATTTATATGGCCTGCAATGTGATGAGGTTATCTGTATGAAAAAGTGCTTATATTGCATAAATAATAGATATAGTATAATAGAGCTATGATTTTATTAGATATAGTGTTATGACTCCTAAACAAGAAGCCTTTGCTATTGCTGTCTCAAGCGGAATGACACAGGCCGATGCGTATCGTAGTGTGTATAACGTCAGAGCGAATACTAAGCAAGAGTCTATACATCAAGCTGCATCTACAGTCATGGCAAACATCAACGTGTCATCAAGGGTCGATGAGCTTAAGCAACAGCTTGCTGATAAAGAGCTGTGGACTAGAGAAGATAGCATTAGAGCGATGATACAAGTGATTGAAGAGCCTGATAATCAGGGCTGTAAGATTAATGCGGTCAAAGTGATTAACGATATGCAGGGATTTAATGCCGCTACAAAAACTCAAGTGTCTGGGACGATAACGCATGAAAATGCTTTAGATATGCTCAGATGACCTCAGATGAATTGATCATCAGACAGAAACTTAAAGATGACTTCGATCATTATTCAAATCGTTGCTTAAGCATACGCACCAAAGAAGGCGGGATGGTACCGCTCCAGCTCAATGAAGCACAGAAATACATTCACCAGCAATTAGAAAAGCAACTGGAAAACACCGGCAAGATTCGTGCATTGGTATTAAAAGGAAGGCAGCAAGGTGTCTCTACCTACTCTGAGGCCAGATTCTACTGGAAGGTCACACACAGACGCGGTGTTAAAGCCTTTATCTTGACGCATGAAGCCGAGTCTACTGCTGCACTCTTTGAAATAGCACAGCGGTATCATGATAACTGCAATGAATTAGTGAAGCCGTCTACTGGAGCATCAAGCGCAAAAGAACTGTATTTTGATGGCTTAGATAGTGGTTACAAAGTGGGAACAGCGGGTAATAAGTCTGTTGGACGTGGTACTACTATTCAATACTTTCATGGATCTGAAGTTGCCTTCTGGCCTCATGCGAGTGAACATGCAAAGGGTATCTTGCAAGCCGTTCCTGATGCGCGTGACACTGAAATCATCCTAGAGTCTACCGGTAACGGCATAGGTAACTACTTTCACCAGCAATGGCAATTAGCCGAGCGTGGTGAGTCTGAGTACCAGGCAATCTTCGTACCTTGGTATTGGCAGACAGAATATACAAAGCCGGTACCTATTGAATTTAAAGCCACTGATGATGAGCAGATGTTAGCCGAGCAATATGGCCTCAATCATGGCCAGTTGCAGTTTAGACGCTCAAAGATAGCGGATCTATCAGTTGATGGTGTTGATGGCACAGTATCGTTTAAACAAGAGTATCCATTTAATGCTATTGAAGCCTTCCAAGTATCCGGTGGCGACACGCTTATCAATCCTGAATGTGTGATGAACGCCAGGCAGCAAAAGATTGAAGGACATGGCGGCATTATTATTGGTGTGGATCCTGCGCGTTATGGCGAGGATAGAACCTCCATCATCTATCGTCAGGGTCGTAAAGCCTACAATCTCATTAGCTACAGTAAAAAGAACACGATGGAAGTCGCTGGTATCGTGCATACACTGATAGAGCGTGATAATCCTGCTCAAGTGGCTGTTGATGTCGGTGGCTTAGGTGCTGGTGTCGTTGATAGATTAATAGAGCTGGGTCATGGCGATGTAGTTGTCGCTGTCAATGCTGGATCATCGCCCCTTGATCAAGACAAATATAAGAATAGACGCGCTGAAATGTGGGGAGAACTTAAGAGCTGGCTTAATGATACGGTGCCAGTGCAAGTACCTGATAGCGACTCATTACACTCAGATCTCTGTGCGCCATTTTATTCTTACGATAGCAATTCACGCTTGGTTATAGAGCGTAAAGAAGAAATGCGTAAACGTGGTGTTAGATCACCCGATGAAGCTGATGCACTCTGCTTAACCTTTGCTGAACCCATACGAAAAGCAAAAGCTACTTATAAAACCATTAACACATTTACAGGCGATACGATTACCGGCTACTAGGTAATGGGTATAGGTATTATAGGTATTATCATTTTAATGGGTATAGGTATTAGCTTAAAGCCACGTCTTTTCTAGGTTTTAATGGGTATAGGTATTAATTAAATAATTTATATTTTAACGAATGTCGGGAGACATACGATGCAAACTATGCAACAGAACGACGAGTATGAACTCGATGATAACGCTGATGAAGAATCAGGTGAACAGATACAGGCACTGGGTTGGCGTTTAACTCGATTAGCACAAGAACAGATTGGTATTCGTCAACAGACTGAAGATCGGTGGTTATCAGACCTTGAACAGTATATGGGTCATTATGATGCTGAGACGCTTGAGCGACTAAAGAAATCAGCGGGTAGTCAAGCCTTTGTCAACATTACACGGTCCAAGTCTACCGGTGCTGAAGCTAGGCTGGCAGATATGCTGTTTCCTTCTGATGACACCAACTGGGCGATTCAACCGACTCCGGTGCCTGAACTTCAGAAGATGGCTAACAATCAGGAAGTCGCTGGTCAAGATGAGCAGGGTAATGAAGTCACTCATGCTGATATGGCTAAAGAGATACTGAAAGAAGCACAGCAACGTGCTGAAGCCATGACACGGGAGATTGATGATCAACTTGTTGAAGCTAAGTATCATACGATAGCAAGAGAGGTTATTCATGATGCTTGTCTCTTTGGTACGGGTATTCTTAAAGGTCCAGTCGTTATCAATCGTAGTCGCAAGAATTGGAAGCAGTTAGATAACGCAGTCTACGAGTTAGATATCGTCCAAGAATATCGACCAGGTGTTGAGCGTGTCAATGTCTGGGACTGGTTCCCTGATATGTCAGCAACCAAGATTACCGAATGTGGCTTTATCTTTGAGCGACGTTATGTCACCAAGAAGCAGTTGATCGAGTTATCTAAACGACCAGGCTATCTAAAAGATCAAATCAAAAAGATTATTGCTGTTGATGCGAGGAATAACTCGAACGGCTCTAGTCATGTAGGCAGGTTACGTGAGTTATCCGGTGTGCAAGCGAACATCAATGACAATAGATATGAACTCTGGGAATATCACGGTCCTGCGACTAAAGAAGATTTAGAGTCCTGTGGTTGTGCTGTTGAAGATGATGACCTGATTGAACATGACGTGATCGTTAGTTTTATCAATGGCGTAGTCATTAAAGCTGATCTTAACCCCTTAGAAACAGGTGAATGTCCTTACTCAGTATTTGCGTATGAAGATGATGATACGTCAGTGTTTGGCTTTGGTATTCCGTATCTGCTTCGTAACGAGCAACGTATCGTCAATGCCGCTTGGCGTATGTTGTTAGACAATGCTGCCTTATCGACTGGACCACAGTTAATCATCAATAGAGAACTGGTGACACCTTCAGATGGTAGCTGGGATTTGAAAGCCCGTAAGGTCTGGTGGCTTACAGATCCAGAGCATCGGGTTAATGATGCTTTCGGTAGTCATGAGATAGCTTCACATCAAGCCGAGCTATCTGCCATCTTTGAGACAGCTAAGAACATGGCCAGTGAAGTCACTTCATTACCCATGTTAGCTCAAGGTGAAGTAGGAGGCGCACAAGATACGGCAGCTGGCCGTAGTATGTTGCTTAATGCCGCTAACACTGTGTTGCGTAATGTCGTTAAAGCCTTTGATGATGGTATCACTAAGCCCTTCATCGGCAGGATGTACGATTGGAACATGCAGAACAGTGATATCGAAGAAATCAAAGGTGACTTTGAGATTGATGCTAGAGGCTCATCAGCATTGCTTGTTAAAGAAACACAGACACAAGCGCTGCTTAATCTAATGTCGGTATCACTACAACCTATCTATACCGACCTGACTAAACATCCTGAGCTGTATCGTAAGGCGATTCAAGCACAACATCTCAATCCAGATGACATTGTTAAAACCAATGATGAACTGGAAGCGGAAAAGAACAAGCCCGACCCCATGCAACAAGCGATGATGGAACAACAAGCGGTCATGATGCAACTGCAAGTACAAGAGCTGCAAGGTAAGATTGATAAGCTCACTGCTGAAACAGCGGACATTAATGTTAAGACGCAATTCTCAGCAATGCAAACAGCTGGCCAGATTGTGCAGATGCCTCAGATTGTACCAGTCGGTGATGAGTTGATGAAGTCTGCCGGCTATAAAGATGCTAACGGAACTCCCAGCACACAAGTACCGCAAGGTATGGAGCAACAAGCACCGGATATGCAACAAGATCAAATGATTCAACAGAACACCAGTCCAGGCTCACCGGCTCTACCGGAAGATGGAATGCCACAAGATCCTAACCAACCACAGCAAGTCGATCCACAGTCAGCTGCTCAAGGCATGAATCAGGGTATTGAGACACAACAAATGGACTAAAACCCGCTAAAAATATGCCACTATTGCAGAAATGCAATATGTGGTAACATTAACCCGCACATAATTCAAGACTTATGATAGATATTACATCAGATACTTGGTTAGAGATTGAAAGTTTCATCGATGAACAACTGGCCGCATCAAGCCGCAAGCTGTCATCCGTCACACTGGATTTTAATCTAACCATGTATCAC